TCATGGGACAAAATATTTTATTACTCAACACTAAAGTCGACATGGAAAACACGCGGGGGACGGCCAAAACCATTACCGCGATCACCAAGGCGAGCGAGGCGGTCATCACATGCACACACGACTTCGCCATTGGTGATTACGTTTTTATCGAGGGCGTAGCGGGTATGCCAGAGATCAATGGCCGCGTTGTTCGAGTTAAATCAGTCAGCACGACCGTTTCGTTTGTGGCCGAAGGACTCGACTCGACACTGTTTAGCACATACGCGTCGGGTGGATCGGCATACAAAATCGCGAGCTGGCACTCATTTGATAACCTCACCAGCCTCAATTACCCGGAGCCGACCCCGAACGCGATTGACGTGACCACTATCCACAATAACCAAAAATTTGAGGTTTTTGGACTTGATGACGCGCCCACAATCACACTCAACACGATCAGCGATCCAACATCCGTCACGACCAAAGCTGTGCGCGCTGCATCGGCCAAAAAATCAATCACCGCGTTTCGCGTGACGTTGCAGACTGGTACGATTTTAATTTTCACAGGCTACGTCGCGGGCGGGCGTGGGCTCGATGGTGCGGTCGGCGCTTTGGCCACTGGTCAAATCTCGATCAAGCTTGCCGCGCCTGAGCAGTATCTGTAATGAGCCAAGCCATTATTGACAAAATCCGTGCGGCTCGCGCCGTGCGGATTACATCGGGGAGCGTGGTATTTTTTGCCACGCGCCCAACCGTCTCGCGATTTGGCGAGATGCACCGCATTGTCGCTAAAGACGCGGACATCTGCCGAGAGTGTGTCACTGGTTGGGACAACGTGCGCGAGCGCGACATCATTGATGGCGGCGGCGATGACATCGTCGCATGGGACGCCGCGCTTTTTGGCGAGTTGATTGTTGATCGTGTTGACTGGTCGGCGGCGATTGTGGCCGCCATTGTCGCGGCGACATTGGCACAAATGACGGCGCGGGCCGAGCAGCAAAAAAACTAGCGGGCTGGCTTGAAATAAACGCGCTTAAAAAACGCGCCCCCGGCATTAGGCCAGTCGAGTTGTCGCCGGAAAACGCTCAAGTCGTGCAGGCATGGCGGCGCATGGGCGGCATTGATTGGGCGGCGCTGCCGCTCATAGTAGAGTTGCAGGGCGTGCGAGACGTTGATGATTTTGTTTTTGGACTTGAGCAAATCCGCGATTATTTTGAGCAGCAGCAAGGGTGACGAATGAGTAAGCGCATTGGATCACTGGGGATCGAGATTGCGGTAAACGACGCGGAGTTACGCGCCGCGATGAAACGCGCCGCAGACTCGACTACGCAGGCATTTACAAAAATGGAGGGCGCGGCAAGCAAGGTGGGCAGCGTGCTCGCCGGACTCGGCTTGGCGGTTGGTGCTATTGGCCTGGCTACCACCGCGTTTAACAAATTTGCTGGTGCCATTACCCAGCTCGACGACCTCAACGATTTGTCCAAACGAACGGCGGTGTCAGTCGAGACGTTGGGCGCTCTAAAAATCGCCGCAGAACAATCCGGCACCAGCCTAGAGGGGCTGGCGACTGGATTAAAACGACTGCAAAAAGCGCAGATCGCCGCTGCCGACGGCGACAGGGCGATGCAAGCAACGCTTTCCGCCTTAGGTGTCACGGCCCGAGACCCAGAACGCGCTCTAATTCAGCTCGCGGCGGCTTTTGAGGCGCTCGACGAGCAATCTAGGGTAGAGGTAGCCACGCGCCTCGGCAAAGGTTTTGACGCGCTTATACCGCTTTTGAGTGGGGGCGCGGCAGAGCTTGAGCGGATGATTATTGTTGGGCGACAACTAAATCCAGTCACAAAACAATCCGCGGACGAGGCTGATAAATTTAAGGACTCACTTATTGAGTTGAGGGCGTCAGGCAACGCGGTTTGGACGCAGCTCGCGTCCGAAGCCCTGCCTGCGCTCGCTCGCATCGTTGGGGCGATGCGAGAGGCGCAGAAAGAGAGCGGCACTTTAAAAGCGGTTTGGGTCGGTATTGGTGGCGTGATGGCTGAGGCGGTGTCGGACGTCAACGCCGCGCCTCTAAACAAATTGCAAAATGAGCTGGCGTCTGTAAATCGGCGGATTGAGGCTGAGACTAAGCGGCTGCAAAGCTCGTTATTTGAGAACAACTCTCGCGCTGGTATTGAGGTCGCGATTGAGGCGGCACGCGAGCGAAGAACGCAGCTAGAAGCTGAAATTAAGGCGATTAGTGACGCCACCAAAACGGCTGCCGCGCCGGTCCCTGCGAACAACACGATGGCGCAGCAGGTGTGTGAGATGACGGGCGGGCGCTGGAATGGAAAATCGTGCGAGCGCGGCGCGGGCGCGGGCGCTGGCGCTGAAGACAACACCAAAAAAATACTTGATGGCCAGATCAGGGCACTTGAACGGGCGAGCGCGGAAGAGCGCGATATTTTGGCATCAAATTTTAGGGCGATTGATGCGCAGCTCGCTGACAGTGCGATCTCGTTTGTAGATTACTACGCCGTGCGAAAAGCGCTGCAAGAGCAAGCGATTAAATCTCAAATCGCGGCGCTTGATGCTGAGATCGTCGCGTTGGAGGACTACAAAAATCGTGCTGCAAAAACCAACGACAAGCTCGATGCGGAAAATAAAATTGCAGACGCACTCCAAAAACGTAGAGCACTCGAACGCGCCGCAGGCGATCAGGCGGTAGATGAGGCGGCGCGTCAAAAAAAATCTTTTGAGGATTTAGAAAAACAAATCCGACTGAATGACGCAGCGGTGCAGGAGCTAGAGGGCAGCCTATCAGACGCGGCCGCGATCAGGTTTGATGAGGCCAACAGGGAGATCCGGCTGCGCCTAGTTGTGGAGGGACGCGACGAGGCGGTCGCTCAACTCGATAGGCTGCGGTCGTACAGCGTTGCACAGGCCAATATAAATGCGCTCAATGAGGAGGCTGATCGCGTATCGCAGCAGCGTGCAAACTCCGAGACGTTGGTGAGCATCGCACAGCGGAACGGCGCGATTACTGAGCTAGGGTCATTGCAGGCGCGTAGCGAGGCGCGCGCGCGTGAGGTCGAGGAGCTACAGCGCATCTATGAGGTGCGGCTTAAAATCGCGCAAGAGTCCGGCAACCCTAAACTATTGCAAGACGCAGAAAATCTGCGCGTGCGCATCGAGGAGCTTAGGGCGTCGACTGATTTATTAGGACAGGCATTTGACAACATTTTTGTAGGCAGCGCCGCCGATGCGTTCGCCTCGTTTGTCACTGGTGCAAAATCGGCAAAAGATGCGTTTAACGATTTTGTGGGGAGCGTTGTCTCGCAAATCTCGCGATTGGCGGCGCAGGATATCGCTGGCTCTCTATTCAAGGGGCTAGGCGGCGGTGGTGGTGGTGGTGGATTGTTAAATTTATTCTCATCATTTTTTGGCGGTGGAAGCGGCTTTAGTGGGCAAACAGCCGGCGGCATGTTTACGCTGCCCGGCGAGGGGTACGCCAAGGGCGGCGCGTTTACTAATGGCGTTGTAGACACCACTACATTTTTTAACCCGGCGATGATGGGCGAGGCGGGGCCAGAGGCTATAATGCCGCTGGCGCGAGACAGCAGCGGGCGACTAGGCGTGCGTGGCAACAGCGGCGGTAGTGCTAATGTCAATATCACGTTTAACATTTCAAACCCGGACGCCAATAGTTTCCGGGCATCAGAGAGTCAAATTGCTGCGCGCATGCACGCGGCTGTAGTCTCGGGGATGAGGAATAGATAATGTTTTTGGAGACGCCACGATTTCCTGACGACGTGACCTATGAGTTTGAGGGCGGCCCCGCGTTTTCCACCGAGGTCGTTATCAACGCGGGCGGGTATGAGTCGAGAAATCAAAATTGGGCACAGGCGCGAAGGTCTTGGCGCTGCAATCATGCGCCCAAAGACCGCGCGCTGACCGACGTGTTGACGGCGTTTTTTCACGTCGCCAATGGCAAGGCGCACGGATTTAGGTTTAGAGACTGGACGGACTACGAAGCCACGGCGTCGCAGGGCGTGTTTGTGGCAATCAACGCCACAACATATCAGATGTATAAACGCTATGGCGCAGGCGCGTTTTCGCACGACAGAAAAATCGTCAAACCCGTCTCAGGCACGATCACAGTCACAGGCGGCAGCGGCGTCAGCATCAATCACGCGACTGGCATTGTGACGGTGGCGAGCGGAGCACCTACAGCATGGGCGGGCGAGTTTGATACTCCGGCGCGTTTTGACAGCGACGAGATGCGATTGCAGGTCGTACAGACGTCGCCGCGCCGATATGTGTGGGGTGACATCAGCTTGACGGAGATAAGGGCTTGAAGGCCGTTTCTGAGGCGCTTAAACAGCATCTCGCAAGCGAGACCACAACGCTCGCGACATGCTGGCTGGCCACTTTGCAAAACGGCACGGTCTACGGGTTCACCTCGCACTCGTCCGACATTGTTTTTGGCGGTCGCACATACGCCGCAGCGACAGGCATAACGCCGTCCGCGATTGCATCAAACGCGGATTTGGCGGTTGACAATCTCGACGTTGACGGCATGCTTGACGCGTCTGTGATTACTGAGGCAGACATCGCCGCCGGCTTGTGGGACTACGCGGCAATAGAGATTTTTATGGTCAACTGGTCCGACCTATCTATGGGTCAAATCAAAATGCGCTCGGGCAGATTGGGCGAAGTTAAAACAGGGCGAGTGGCCTACACCGCCGAGCTGCGCGGTTTGGCTCAAAACCTACAGCAGGTCGTAGGTGAGCTGTACTCACCGACGTGCAGGGCATCGCTTGGCGATGCGCGGTGCAAGGTCTCGTTGGCCGCGTACACACACAACGGCACGGTCGCCAGCGTCCTGACTCAAGAAAGTTTTTCGGCGGCGCTCACGCTGCCGGATGACTACTGCACAAACGGGCGCGTGACGTTTTTGAGTGGCCAAAACAGCGGACTGGCCATGGAGGTCATTGCATACTCGCGTGGCGTTTTTACGCTCGCCCTCCCAATGCCGTACACAATCGCAGCGGGTGACGCGTTTACAGCGGTCGCCGGATGTCAAAAACAATTTTTGCGCGATTGTGTTGGAAAATTTGCCAATGCGATCAATTTCCGCGGCGAGCCATACCTGCCCGGCAATGATGTGATGACGGCGAGCGGGTACAACAACGCGGCCCCGAGCGAGGAGCCGCAGACGTGATTAAACGCGCTCAGGTGGCCGCAGAGGCTAGGACGTGGCTTGGTACACCATGGCAGCATCAAGCGCGACTCAAAGGCGTTGGGTGCGATTGTGTGGGCCTTGTTATTGGCGTTGCTCGCGACCTTGGCGTTGTAGATGCGGATTTTAATGTTGACGGGTACAATCGCATACCCGACGGCGTCACGTTGATGACGCAGTGCCACGCGCACATGGCGCGGATTGACGCGGCATCTATTGATGTAGGCGACGTTTTGTTGATGCGATTTAATGGGGATCCGCAGCATCTCGCCATTGTTGGCGACTACGCGCATGGCGGCCTGTCAATAATCCACGCCTACGCGCTCTCGCGCCGCGTGGTCGAGCACGCCCTCAGTGATCAGTGGCGGCAGCACGTTGTTTGTGCCTATAAATTGCCGGGAGTCGAATAATGGCGCGGCTGGTATTAGGGGCGGTTGGAGCTGGCATTGGCGGGTTTATGGGCGGCTCGATTGGTGCATCTATTGGCTGGTCGGTTGGCGCAGCTCTAGGCGGTCTAGTTGACCCGCCGGACGCGATTAAACAACAAGGCCCCCGCTTAGGCGACCTAAAATTACAAGCGTCCAGCTACGGCGCGCCAATCCCCGTCGTCTACGGCGCGGTGCGGGTAGCTGGCAACGTGATATGGGCGTCAGAAATACGCGAGACGGCCACGACAACTAGCGAGGGCGGCAAAGGCGGCCCGGAGGTAGAGACGACGACCTATACCTATGCGGTCGATGTGGCGATCAGCATAGGCGAGGGCGAGCTGGTCGGCGTTAGTCGTATGTGGGCCAATAACCAACTGGTCGCCAATTTCTCGACGACGAACACAGACATCGCGGAATCCGTCGTTTTTTATTCGGGGACAGAGACGCAGCTGCCCGACCCAACAATGGAGGCCGCCCTAGGCGTTGGTCGCGTCCCTGCTTATAGGGGACAGGCCTACATCGTGTTCGAAAATTTACAGCTCGCCGATTACGGCAATCGCGTCCCGAATTTTGAATTTGAGATAGGCGCTGGCGAGTTGACCGAGGGGGAGCCGCCGATAATCGTCGACACCGGCCTGCCAGCCCGCGACTACCAAAATTTTAATACTATCGATGCTTACGATTGTTTGTGGGTGTCGCAGCCGGACTTAGAGACGCTTGTACGCTATGACTTAAAAACAAAAAAAACGCTTGTCACACGCCTTCTTGTCCCGTCCATTAAACCAAACGGCTACCCGCCAATAGACCTATTAAGGCCATACGCCATGGCCGATGACGGCTCGCTTTTTTGCACCCGAGCGCAGTTTGCTGGCGCTTGTTATTTATCGCCAACGGGCAGCGAGAGTGACGCGGGCGCGGAAATTTGGGTGCCAAAAAGTGGTGTTTACCCCGGCTATCATCAGCCTCAGTTCGGCGTCGCCGAGCTATTCGCAACACCCGGCGGGTTAGGTGTGCTCAAATTTGGCGAGCGCGAAAACACCGTTTTGGCCGTAGGCTCGCACTATTATGGCGGCTACGGCGTGCGCCATTATAGAGATGGGCTTTTAGCTAAAGATACGGAATACGAAGACTTTGTTATCCCGGATCAAATGGGCAGCAGCGTCCGGCGCGGCAACACCACAGTCCCGTATCCGTGGCCGTCCAATAATTACACATACAGCATGCTCCCGCCGCACTGGCACAACGGGATTG